AGAGAGTGTCGAGGTGGATCATCTGCTCCATGCAGGTACGTCGCGCGAGTCGAAGTTCCGGGCCGTCGTTGCACCAATCGCTCACCATGTCTGCGAAGAGCATGAGGCAATCGGGGTCGCACTTACCATCCCAACCAACGTAGTCGCCAGCGAAGACTTGGCCGCCGAAGCGGTTAAGTCGATCGAACAGGCGAGTGAATGATGTTCCAGTTGCGTCAATCCCGACTGATGAAGGTAAGGACGTGCAATTCTGGTTCATAGCCGCGATGAAAGCTCCGAAGAGGCGGCGACATTCGATGTTGTAGTCGGTGGGGAGGCAGTCGAAGAGACGAGTCGCTCCAGATTTGATTTTCTTGAGGGAGCGAAGCTCGTCTTTGAGGTTCGAGTAGGCCAAGATGACAACTTGCTCTCCGCGTTTGTAGGCCTCGTGGATGTGGGTGAGGCGACCGCGAAGATATTTGTCAGCGGGGGAGAAGGTTGTGCTCCCATCGGATTCCGTGTGCTCGTTGAATAGCCATCTTTTCCCGGCCGCTCCTGCTGGCTTGGTCCATTTGTAGGGGAGGCCAGCAGAGGTGGTCGGGTTAATCCGGTTGAATCCAGCGTCGGGCACGCCGTTGATGCCTTCCTCAATCGTCAGAACTCGCTTCTCCAGTCCTTTGGGGACGATGCAGGAGAAAAGAGCTCCGAGCCAAGAGTAAGCTCGCAGGAGGTCGGTTTTGGGAAAGGGGCGGGGGGGGTTGGCGAACTTTTTCGCACCTTCCTGCATGGGGGAGGTGGTTTGGTTCTCACACCGCGGATCACGCGGGTGAAGGACAGAGTTTTCCTTGTTGTGAGGGACAACCATGTCGTGAAGAGGGGACTTATAGAGGTCGGTCTTAGCAGTGATGCGTTCACTGTGCCGGGCGTCAACATAGCCTTTGTGACTCACATTACCGTGGGGGGTGACTGTGGGTCTTTCCTGGTGGGGGACCAAAATGTCCTGGAGGTTCGTGTCCAGTGGGTGTTTGAATGATCCGTGAATCAGGAGGCCATCTTCGGGGTAGGACTGAACGTGGCATACGGCCTCAGTCGGGAACAGCTCAGTCAGGGACTGTTGGAGCCATTCACGCGTAATAATAGAGGAAAATGCG